AAGGGGTTGCACAAGTGTAGATGACGTAGCCAGTTCCGCAGAGCCCAGGGTTACCTCGGCTGCCTCCATCGAAGAGAATCTTTGCATATGCTTTATGCGCCGGGGCCTCTCGAGTTCGCCGCGGTCTCCGAATAGTGGTCGTGGGGCTTTGCATGGCAGCTACGACTGCACCGAGATTCCGAAGCTGCTCGTTCGACGCCCGCAGCGAACGTTCCAAGGATGCAACTCTCTCTTCGAGGGAAAGCGACATGATCGTTACTAATATTAATAAGAGAGTAGTAATGATCAATTTTCCGCGCTAAGGGGCCACAACGCCGTTTTCGGTGGTTTGCTCAGGAGCCAGAACATCTCATATAGAAAAAGCACCACGCCAAGCGCTGCGAGAAGTGTGTCGCGGTGGACCAGTCCACGATACACAAGATAAGGAGCGAAGACGAGGACGGCGAATATGCGGCCGGGCTGGTCTGTCACGATCATGAACTATGCGATGAAATTATTCTGGAAGGCCTCCGCTGGAGAGACGGCGGTGGCGTCAGCGAGTAGCCGGGCCACGCACCGCTTTACCTCGGTTCGCCACTCCTGCGCCACGCGCCCACCATCCTTCAGCGCATCCTGCGTCGCGTCGAGAACCAGTCGGGTTGACGACCCAGTACCAAGCCACCGCTCGTGGTAGGAGTGGCATTTAGCAAGGTAGCCGAGGGGGATGTCCTCGCCTTCACGGGCCCGGCGCTGGACTCTCCCGAACGCGATCTCAGGCGTCGTGCGGAGATAGACGATGTGGCAGGGTGGAACCTCCGCCTGGAACGAGTCGAACCACTTGGTATACACCGCAAACTCTATATCGGAGATCTTCCCTTCGTCCTTCAGCATCTGTGCGAAGACCAGCCGGTCGGTCTGGAGAGATCTCTCCATGATGATCACGTCGTAGCCGCCGGCGAGGGCTTCCTTGATGCGATTGAGACGTGTGATGTATGCCATCATCTGGAAGGTGAATGCGTAGGCCTTGGGATCGTGGTAGTAACGTTCGAGGATGGTCCTACCGGTGGAGTCCCGGATCTGGTCCCACTCGTCGACAGGCTCTTGTAGGAAGCAGATACGGAGAGGACCGGGTAACTCCTGTGCGAAATTATCTTTGAGGTTCTGGACAAACGTGGACTTGCCCGAGCCGATGTTGCCTTCGATGGAGAGTATGACGGGTGTCATGCTGAGTTCTGCCATATGTAGACGGCCTAACTTTAAGTTTCAATTTTCCGACCGTATGGATCGCTTCCATACACATACTAAACCAAGATAGAGAGATAGGGAGATGTAGTATAGAGCATGGATCTCAAACAGACTAAACTCACCAAGGATGAATGGGTTGCTATCGAGCGGCCCCTGGACCCCAGTGAACAGAAGGTCGTTTCACTCATCATGGACGGGTATACGGACGTCAACGTGCGGCGAAGCACCGCACTCACGCTTCGAGGATTCCTAAAGGTCCAGGACTCGAAAGGAATCGAGGACTTCATATTTGTCCGTTACCTCCAGGAGTCCTTCCAGAAGACACTCAAGAGTCACGGCGTATCCTACACTCCCGTCAAAACCAAGACTAAGGCGGTTAAGAAAGCCGATATCATACGTTTCGACAACTCTGATAAGCAATTGGCTTCTCAGCGCGAATCCATCTTCGAGTACACGATGTTGGAACTAGTAGGCAAGCTCTGCAAGCAGAAGGCGCGGAAGTCGAAGAACTGGTTGTTGTACTACTACACACTGATAAAGCTGGTCGATCAGAACGTAGGATCCGCGAACCAGACTCTGCTAGATCAAATCAGCGCGTTGCTCGGGAGTCTGGCAGCAGATGTGCATCCCAGGGATATATTCAAGCGAGCGGCCCTCATTGTGGAGGCCAATCCTTATCTCTCGCGTTTTCGAGACCTTTCTCTCTATGACCATCAACGCCGTCTGTTCACGATCTGTAAAAGACCAGGTCCTAAATTGGTTTCGTATGTGGCCCCGACTGGGACTGGTAAGACTCTCTCACCCCTCGGCCTGTTGAACGGGCACAGAGTGATCTTCGTTTGCGCAGCCAGGCACGTGGGGCTTGCTCTTGCCAAAGCTGCGATCTCTGCGCATCGCAAAATAGCGTTCGCGTTCGGCTGCCAAGGAGCAGAGGACATTAGGCTACACTATTTTGCCGCGAAAGAGTACACTAAGAACAAGCGCTCGGGGGGCATCGGCAAGGTAGATAACTCCGTGGGAGACGCCGTCGAGATGATGATATGCGACGTCAAGTCGTACCTACCAGCAATGCGGTACATGTTAGCTTTCAATAGTGCAGAGGAGCTTATAACGTACTGGGACGAGCCGACAATATCGATGGATTACCAAGAGCATGAGTTCCATCCTATGATCCACCAGAACTGGAGTGAAAACCGTATACCCAACATGGTTCTTTCCTCCGCTACTCTGCCCCGTTCGGAAGACATTATGGACTCGATTATGGACTACAAGGTTCGGTTCCCTGATGCCCAACACTACGACATTCGGAGTCACGAATGCAGCAAGTCGGTGCGTCTAATAGACACACTGGGAGAGGTCGTAATGCCTCACACGATCGCTACTACTCACGAGGATCTACAGCAAGTGGTCTCTCACTGCCGCGCGTATCCTACCCTCATGAGATATTTCGATATTGAGGCGGCGGTTACGTTCCTGAACCATCTCCACAAGGAATATGGAGTTCAAGGAGAGAGATGTGACTTCGATGCGCGATTCCCAACGGTCGATGCCGTAACGTCCGATGCTGTGAAACAGTACTACTTGGATACGTTGGAGTCGCTGGGGGAGGACACATGGGAAGCATTATCCCAGGAGGAACTTGGCATCAAAGCGTTGGACTCGTGGATCCACGTGTTGACCAACGACGCCTATACAGTCACAAATGGCCCCGCCATTTTCTTAACGAACGATGTCGCCCGGGTGGCCAGATTCTATCTGGGAGAAGTTAATATACCTGCTGCGGTGGCCTCGGACCTGGCTGGCGCTATATCTCATAATCGCAGTATCGGAGCCAAAATAGCGGGGCTGGAGAAGAATCTCGAGGACCTCGTAGGCGATGACGACGCGCAGCGCAAGCCAGAGGCGCAACCTCTTATCAAACAGATTGAATCCCTCAAGAACTCTATCCGCGCGGTCATGCTTCCGAGAATGTTCATCCCTAATACTCGCGAGCACATGCGGCGTTATGTTCCTGACGCCCGCTACGATGGCGCAGCCCCCGACGCTTTCACCAGCGACATCGCGGAACAGACGGTAGAGGAAGTCATGCAAATACCTGACGTCGATGATACGTGGAAGATACTACTGCTGTTAGGTGTCGGGGCCTTCACGGAGCACAAGAGCCCGCGATACTTGGAGATCATGAAGCGGCTTGCTGACGAGCAGAAGTTGTTCATGGTGATTGCCTCGGGCGACTACGTATACGGAACTAACTACCAGTTCTGCCACGGGTGCCTCGGGAAAGATACGGCGGACATGAGCCAGGAAAAGTGCATCCAGGCGATGGGGAGGGTTGGGCGTGGAAAGCAGAACCATAGCTACTCGATTCGGTTCAGATCCGAAGAGTTGCTCAGTAGACTCTTTCATCAAGTTAGCGCTAAGCCAGAGGCGGATAACATGCGGCGTCTGTTTAGTGCCTAGAGCAGCACGACTCCTGGAGCTGCCTGCAGGGAGCAAGTCTACAAAGGGCACCAACGACTAGAATCCCCGCAGCGATGACACAGAGGGCCAAGAACTGGCTTGTAGGCGAGTACTCGGTGGGCGTCGACGTAGAGTTCCCCGACATTCCTATCCATGTATACACATATTTGTCTATAAATGGATGCGCAGGTACGATTACGCGACAGCTTCGAGCTACGGCCACCTCTAAAACGGCCCGTTCTTCAACCACGACTCCGGCATGAACCCAATGGTATAGAGGCCCACACGCGCCCCGTGCAGAGAGGTTGGCGAGATCTCACCATCGGAGGCGGCCGGGTTGGATCTGATACCAGATTGCATCGAGGCGCACGCTGCGAGGAATTCCTTCATCAGCCCGTACCCCGTGAAAGGGGCGTGACCAGTGGTGCTTTTGGCGTAGTCTCGTTTGTCTTGCAGAGAGGAGAGCCCGTTGTACTCTCCGCCCCATGAGTTGGCGTCGTAGCTCCATCCGTTTTCAACCCAGTTCTCGCGAAGGGTCCCTATGGCGGTCTTACCCGCCGGGGGATCTTTCCCAGTAATGTCGTCCTTCCAATTATCGACGGTGAACGGCGACTCGCTCGCACCGGTTCCATCTTTCTTATTTGGGTCTCCTGTGCCGGTCCAGCCCGGGCTTATCCACCACTTGTTCACCGTGGGATGCGCAGTCCCGTCCGGACCTGGCACCGTCGGAAGGGTCAGATTCCCGTACACCACGGCTTCCATACACCTCGAACCTGCCCATGACTCTACAGGCCCGGGTACGAGCCCGTACTTCCCTTTGCGTAGGTATGGTGGCTGGGCGCTGCTACCGGTTTGCGGCCATACATCTGTTCCCGGATTCTCGTTGTCTTTGGGCTTGAAGACCCCGTAGCTCGGTGCCGACCACCCGCTGGTCTTGCTACCAGGGCGAGCGGTGGGATCGGCTGTTAAGGCTCCTCCAATGAACTCGTTGGCGAATAGCGCGATGGCCTGGCGAGGCCCCTGGGGAGCGAGGAAGGCACCAGTGGGGGAGTCGGGCACCGGTATGGTGTAGTAGGTCTTGGAGGCCTCATCGCCGGTCGGCATCCCGGGCCAATTATTCCCATACATGCCCGTGAGGGAGATGTGGCTATTGTTGAGGTCCACGTATGGACCCTGCAGTGGAGCGTACACACCATCGTTGGCACTCTTCTTGCTCGGTGAGAGTGGTACGCTGTTGCCCCATTTGGGATAATTATAGTCGGTGCCGGGGATTGGTTGGGCGGTGCTATCTGCCTCCGTTCCTCGACCATCGAGAGGGAGGATCGCCTGGCCTTTCGCATTGGTGTCGGCACGCAGCCAGATATCGGTCAACGCGGGAGAGGAGCCGGTAGTGACCACTGCGTTCTTCCCCAGGAAGGACGCCCTCCAAGCCTTCCGAGTATCTGGATCCGATCCCCCTGACCCTGTAGGATTCCCCTCGGGATCGCAAGTATACTTGTTGTACACACGGCTTATGAGCGTGTTGGTGACGGCGTTAAGCTTGTAGTAGGGGCCCACGGCACAGCAATCCGGTGTGCATGCTGTCGCTGGGCAGTTGAAGTAGCAGTCGCTGGCGCTATCCTTTTCGTTGGCACAACCTTCAAACTGCGTGGGGTTCCACGCATTGTTCCCACTCCAGGGGAGCTGGGGATCCGTCGGCTGCGACCCTGACTGAGTCGGATATTTGGGACAGAAGACGGACTTCCCTGCGGGACATACCGGAGGGGTCTCTCCTGGAACGCACGCCGAGCCGAACTTGTTCGGTATGTAGTTGGCAGCGCCACTTCCAGCCTTCGGCGGGGGCGGGAGCTCGAAGATGACCTGTGAGATGTCTGAATACCGAATAGTTGTTCCGTACTCTTGTTTGATCCCCTGCGCGGGGGGAGTCTTGATCATAAGGAACTCGGGTGGAAACTGTGTGTTAGTAGTCGGCCAGTAGGAATCGCCGATATAAGCCGACGCTGTGGTGCTCCCGTCTTTCGTTGTCAGAGTAACCTGCGCCTTGTCCGGAAACGTGCCCTCGCCACTTAGGTCGTCCTTGGGTTCGACAGGTTTCCCAGATGCCTGGTATGTCACATACTCCTTCAGCACTAGGGTCACCTTATCCAGGACCGAGACGATAGTGCCTTGGATAGAGGGTGTGCCAGAGTACGTCACGGTGCCATCTATGTACGGGGTCAAGTCGCCAGCTGACGTTTTTAATGTGATGGTAGGGGAGGGCGGAGGCTTGTTGCCGGTCTTCGGGTCCTTCTTGGGACTAGCGTCGTAGAAGTACCCATCGGCAAAAGGAGGTTTGACTTCCCCAATGTTGTAGAGCTCCTGGTATGCTTCGTTGTGGCCCTGGCTGGTGTAGCGTTCTTTTGCCGTGACAATAGAGTTCTTTTTCGGCGTCAGGGTCACTGTTGCTGGATCGTGGGAGGGCTTGGTGGGATCAGTGTAAACCAGGATCTTTTCCTCGTCGTTAAACCCGCCACCACCATCCCCGCTGCCGGGGTTGCCCTGCTTGATACAGAGTTGGAGTTCCGCCCCGCTCACTCCGTAGACCGTCCCCGAAGCCAGAGTGTTTTCCTGGACGAATAGCTGGCCCGCTGCGACGCTGGCCAAGCTCCCAGAAGTGATCTCCACCACGGCGAAGATGCTTCCGGAGTCCGAAGAACCGGTCGCGTGTGGTCCGGCCGGTCCATTGCTCTGACCGAATGGCACTGAGTGAGACCAGCACTCCACCTTGTAGTTAACCCAGCCCATGGGATACCTTTGGATGCCGTCTCTTTTATTCGCGGAGGGTGCGTTCTGTTCGAACACCAGTTGACGTGACCGCAAATCGTTGGTGTAGTTCCCAACGCCGCAGGCGTCGGTCCACGGGTGTGCTCCGGCGGGAAGTGGCGGAGCGTCGCCGCTGGTGTCCCGGGAATAACTTGACGGTTCGGTCCCGAAGTTCCTCTGTTGGTCGATGTTCCATGGCTTGTTCTTAGTGTCCCATAGCGCCTCACCCGTGCCCGGCTTGTTCGAGAAACCGTCGAGTGAACGATCTCCCGTGCACGGGACCAGGCAGCCGCTGTTGTGTGGAAGGTAGTGTGCCGGGTTGCCGGCCGCGTTGCCTCCTACTCTCCAGTCAGGCAGGAACTCGGCCGGCATGTACCGATTGAAGAGGTACTTTTCATATGATACGCCTGCCAGGCGCCTGTTTTGTTTCCATACCAAGTATGCTTCGGGAGAGTAGCCCCGGATTTTGCTGACAAGGTCAGCGGGATTCGCAGCTCCCGTGTCATCACCCAACAACCAAGCCGTGCTTAATTCCCCGGTGGTTGCGTCGCACACGGGATAGAGGGGAGTCTTGTTGACCTGATACGATTCCTTATCGTGATGGACATGCCCTATGTACGGAATTACTAGAGGGTCGCCTGTCTTCGCCCATGTCGGTTTAATGCCGTAGTCTGCTTTGCCCTCGGCCTGCTGCGCGCACTTCCAGTTGAACTCCATTATCTTCTGGTTGATACGGTAGAGGAGGATGTACTGCTGGTGCAGGTTGTCCAGAGGGAATCCTATGGCGCCCAGGTCGGTGAGGGGTGGTGCGGTCGCCGGCTTGCTGGGGCTCCATGATGCTGCTGTCTCGGAACCTTCATATGTGAAGAACGTCCCCTTACCACCAACACCGGTCTTGTCCAGGGTTATGAGTGTGGGGGGTTTGGCATTGTCGTAACCATTTGGCTGCGTCGGGTCGGCTGGTGGCGTAGGTTGGACCGACTCGGAGTCGAAGTACGCACTTCTGCCTGTGTAGGCCCCGATCCCGTTCCCAATGAAGACGTTGCCGCCCCCCATCACGAGCCCTCCGGCATCAGTGAAGGTTGCTGGATCCGCCTTATCCCCTCCCGGTTGCAGTGGTAGTAGCTGCGGTTGGGGCGCAACGTTCCAGTACGCTGGGTAGCACGCTAGCTGACTGTACTCCGTGCTCCACTCAGGGCTCATCCAGCCTCCGGTGCTTGGGGTTGCATTGGGCGTGTTAGCAGGTGACGCACCTCCCCACAGGGCCTTCGCATTAACCCCATCAGGCACCCCGGTGGAGGCAAGGGGAGCGGTGGTGTAGTTAAAGGGCGTATCGACGGCTTTTTGTGCGGGCTGGTCGCCGAAGCTCCCGAGGAGGAGCGGCCACATCTTGTCGTAGTTAGTATACTTATTGACGCCGGTGCCACCCTCCGGGACGCCTTTTGCCGGGGGTTGGGGAACAGGCTGGGTCTGGTCCCATGCCCCCTGGCCCACTTTGACGTTGTACACACGGTGCTGACCAGGGAATTGAGATGGCGATGCGGGTGGTTCTGTGCGAGCTGGGTAGTTGCTCATCCCTGTGCCGGCAGAGTTAGGGTTAGGATCTGGCTTAGTTATAGCAGGAATGCCGATGGTGGTGGGGGGG